GCAAAAAATAGAAAGAGATATAGAATTTCCAAACATTTTAAAGAATTTGCATGGTAATTATGAATGGATTAACTGCGAATTCATAGGAAATTGTCTCATAGAGGTTCATTTTAGGCAAAATCCCGACTTTAGATTTGGAAATAATGAGGCAATTCCGGTATGGAACAATGAAATTTCAAATGATATGAAAAACTACCAATATATAAGTGATTCTGATTATTATCGCAAAGGTTTTTGGATAAAATAAATAATTTTTAGGGATAGCAACCCCTTTAAAAGTTCTGATTTTCACAAATCAGGAGCTAAAATGTCAAATTTACCAGTCGATAGGAACAAAAACTACATGAGAGAGATGTGGGGAACCACAAAATTGGTTACAGATTATGATTCATTACCTTCAAAACAAGTTTTGCAAGAGGTTATGCACGATGATTTAGATAATAAGTATCATATTCCAGAAAATCGCCTTTCAAGACCCTGTGGTGGTGCAAATGGGTTTGATGATTTTGTCGAAAGATGGCACGAATGATGATAAATAAATAAAAAATCTCTTGTCCAATGGCAATTAAAAGGATATCAAGAGCATTTAAGGACATTAGTTTGTCTTTTGTGCCTCATCCTGTGACAAATGATCTTCAGATATTAAAAAATGAGAATGCAATTCGCAGATCTGTAAGAAATATTGTAGAAACTATCCCTACAGAAAGATTTTTTAATTCGTCTTTAGGTTCTGATGTAAGAGATAGTTTATTTGAATTTGTTGATTTTGGTACTGCAGCAATAATACAAGATCAAATTCAAACATCAATTGAAAATTTTGAACCAAGAGTGGATAATTTGCAAGTTATTGTAAATCCAAATCCAGATCAAAACTCATTTGATGTTACAGTCATATTTGACATCATTGGACAAGAAATTCCGACCCAAGAATATACTTTTCTCTTAACGGCGACGAGATAATATGCCATTTACTAAATTTACAAACCTAGATTTCGATCAAATAAAGGTATCAATTAAAGATTATCTACGTGCTAATTCAACATTTACGGATTTTGACTTTGAAGGGTCTAATTTTTCGATTTTAATTGATACATTAGCATATAATACCTATATTACCGCATTTAATTCGAATATGATTGTAAACGAATCCTTTCTGGATTCGGCAACTCTTCGTGAAAATGTTGTTTCCCTTGCAAGAAATATTGGTTATGTTCCTCGCTCCAGAAGAGCGGCAAAGGCCGAAATATCTTTCGATGTAAATAACATATCATCCGATTATAGTTCTGTAGTGCTTCGTAGAGGTCTTGTATGCACCGCAGATGCAAATGATAGCAACTATACGTTTGCGTCGCCAAACAACGTTCAGGCGCCAGTAAATAATGGTACAGCATCATTTAGAAATGTAGAGGTTTATCAGGGAACATTTCTTCAAAAAACATTCGTTGTTGATGCATCACTTGACCAAAGATTTATTTTAGATAATTCATATATTGATACTTCAACTATTTCTGTATATGTTAGTAATGAGGAAGGTGTTCTTGGATCAGAATATACCTTAGTAAACAATATATTCAATATAAATTCTTCTTCGGAAATATATTTAATTCAAGAAATTCAAGATGAAAAATACGAATTATTATTTGGAGATGGATTTATAGGCAAAAAATTGCAAAATGGAGCAATTATAACTGTAAATTACATTGTAACTGATGGAAAAGAAGGAAATGGCGCAGGTGGAAATGATGGTTCTATAGATGTATTTTCATTTTCTGGCGTCATAACTGATAATACAGATATTCAAAATTTTATATTCATATCTTCAGGAAACGTTAGTATAATAACAGAATCTAATGCAAAAAATGGATCTGATTCTGAATCAATCAATTCAATTAAATATTTTGCGCCAAGATTATATTCTTCACAATACAGAGCAGTTACTGCAAGAGATTATGAATCTATTATCAAAAATATTTACCCAGATACAGAATCCGTTTCAGTTATTGGTGGAGAAGAATTAGATCCACCTGAATTTGGCACTGTTTCTATTAGTATTAAACCAAAAAATGGAACGTTTATATCAGATTTTACAAAACAAAGAATATTATCGCAACTTAAACAATATAGTATATCTGGAATTAATCAAAAAATTATAGACTTGAAATTACTTTATGTAGAAATTGATTCTTCGATTTATTTTAATTATTCGCAAATATCAACAGAAAATTCATTAAAGACAAAAGTAGTGAATTCTCTTACAAAATATTCAGAATCACTTGATTTGAATAAGTTTGGAGGAAGATTGAAATATAGTAAGTTATTACAAGTTATTGATAATACGGACAGTTCAATAACTTCAAATATCACTAAAATAAGAATACGAAGAGATTTAAAACCTGCATTGAATCAATTTGCACAATACGAATTATGTTTTGGCAATCAATTTCATGTAGATCCAAAAGGATATAATATTAAATCTACCGGATTTAAGATTTCTGGAGAAGCAGATGTGGTATATTTGACCGATATTCCAAATTCGGATAGGAAAACTGGAACTATATCAATAGTAAAACCGCTAGAAAATAATGTCAACAGGGTAATTGTTAAATCTGCAGGAACTGTCAATTATGAAAAAGGAGAAATAATTTTAAATACGGTAAATATTACATCCACATTAAGAAGTAGTCAAGTAATTGAAATTCAGGCATATCCCGAATCAAATGATGTTATTGGATTGAATGACCTTTATATTAGTTTTGATATTTCAAAAAGTACAATAAATATGGTAAGGGATGTAATTGCATCCGGAGATGAAATTTCTGGAACATTATTTGTTAAAGATTTCTATACGTCAAGTTATTCAAACGGAAATTTAATAAGAGAGTAATATGATAAGAAACGGGTTTGAATCAAGAGTAAAAGTACAAGAAGTTGTTGAAAATCAACTTCCAAGTTTTTTATTGGACGAAAGTCCAAACGCTTCTAAATTTTTAGAACAATATTATATTTCGCAAGAATATCAAGGTGGTCCCATTGATATTGTCGAAAATTTAGATCAATATTTAAAACCAGACAATTTAATACCAGAAATAACAACTGGTTCAAATATTCTAGTAGAAAATATTGGTACAAATGATACTACAATTATTGTTTCTCCAAATACAAAAGGATTTCCTAACAAATATGGTCTGTTAAAGATTGATAATGAAATTATTACATATACAGAAAAAACAGAAAATTCTTTCTTAGGATGTATTCGTGGATTTAGCGGAATTGAGAGATATAAGCAAGATTTAAATAGAGAGGAATTAGTTTTTAACACGACTAGTGCATCTACTCATAGTGCAAATGCTTTTGTAGAGAATTTAAGTTCATTATTTCTTAAAGAATTTTTTGCAAAAATAAAGAAAACATTTTTACCAGGATTTGAAGAGCTTTCATTCGCAAATAATGTTAATATTGGAAATTTCATAAAACAAGCAAGAGGTTTTTATGAATCAAAAGGTACAAATGAATCTTTTAGAATTCTTTTTAATGTTTTATATGGAGTAACACCTAAGGTAATAAATTTAGAAAATTATTTATTAAAACCATCTAGTGCAAATTATATAAGAAGAGAAATTGTACTCGCTGATATTATAACTAGTTCTTCAAATCCTTTAAATTTAGAAGGACAAAATATATACAGATCTTTGGATTCTTCAGTTAGTGCATCTGTTTCAGAGATTGAACCTTTTAATAGGAATGGTGTCGAATATTTTAAAATTTCTTTGTTTATTGGATATACTGATTCTCCAAATATTCAGGGAGAGTTTTCAATAACTCCAAAAACAAAAGTATTGGAATATGTAGATATATCAGATACTGTAATTACGGTAGATTCTACTATAGGTTTTCCAGAAAGTGGAACTATTTTTTCAGGATCAAATAAAATTACATATTCAAGTAAAAGTATAAATCAATTTTTTGGTTGTAGTAATATAACTACTCCTATACAAATAAAATCAGATATAATATCCAATGACACTTATTATGGATATGAAAATGGTGATATTACAAAAAAGGTAGAATTTTCAATTTCCGGTTCATTATCAGATTTTATTCAAACTTCTGATATTTTTAAAGTTGATGAACAAGATGAAATTTTTGTAGATTCTTTGGGCGAATTGATAAGAAATCCAAGATCTAATCCCACTAAAAAAGAAATTTTTGCAAATTCATGGATTTATAATACAAGTTCTACTTTTAATGTAGAAACTTTTACTGGATCTCAATTTAAATTAACAAGTCCTGTAGATAAATCCAATTTAAAAAAAGGCGATCCTTTAGAAATTGTTGATAAAGTAAAAAATATTGTAATTGCCACAGGTTATGTTGAGAATGAAATTTCCTATGGGGCATATACTGTCGATATTGGAGGATTTAACCCATCAATTCAATATGATAGCAACATTAACTATGGATTGAGAAGAAAAATCAGAAACCCAATTATTTCTGGTGTGCAATATCAATCTAAGGCAGTATCAGACATTCAAAATGTCTATAGTGACGGCAATGAATACATGTATGTTGCTTCAAATTCTTTACCATCTGGAACTGTAGGAGATGGAATATATTCTTATGAATATCAACCATCAATATCAGTAAAATCAATTAATAATCTATCCTTAATTGATGAATTGGAAAATGAATATTATGCTTCATTATCTAATGAAAATAATATTCCATTCTTAAGTGGAGATCAAATTACATATCAACCTTCTGGCAATCCAATAATAGGATTATCGACAGGAAATTATTTTGTTGAAGTTTTAAAAGACTCAAATAAAATGAGACTCTATACTTCTAATTCTCTTATTGGTACAAATAATTATGTTAAAATGAGAAAGTCTTCTGGACAACAACCGAATTCTGAAGATGTCTTTACACTAACAAAACAAAAAGATAATTATATAAGTCCGCAAAAATTACTGAAAAAATTTATATTAAATCCAAATATAAAAAATTCTAGTAACCAAGAAACAGAAATTGGTTCTATTGGAATGCTCATAAATGGTGTTGAAATTACAAATTATAAGTCTAATGATAAAGTGTATTATGGTCCTCTAGAATCTGTTAAAGTTTTAAATTCCGGAACAAATTATGATGTAATTAATTTGCCCAAGATTTCAATATTGGGAGGAGTTGGAAATACTGCTTTAGTACAACCAGTTATTAGTGGTTCAGTAAAAGAAGTATTTGTAGATTCTCAAGATTTTGAAATAGATAAAGTTATTTCGGTATCATTGAAGGGAGGAAATGGATCTGGTGCTGTTTTAGAAGCAGTAGTATCAAAAAGAAATAGATCAGTATTTTTTGATGCGAGAACAGTTGAAAATGGTGGAGGAATTAATACAGTAGGTAATACTTTAACTTTTATTGACAACCATAATTTTAGTAGTGGTGAAGAAATTATTTACAATAATTCTGGAAATACATCTCTTGGTATAGGTACTTTAGAATCATCCACTCTAACTTTATCAAATAATTCCAAATATTTTGCCCACATTCTCAATAATAAGGCAATTCAGTTATTTGAAACTAAATCAGATTACATAAGTGGAATTAATACTGTAGGATTTATTACAGCAAATACATCAGGAATTCATAAATTCACAACATCATCGATAAAAAACACAGTATCTGAAATTAAAGTTATAAAAAATGGAAGTGGATATACAAATAGAAAGTTAATTGTCAAACCATCTGGCATATCAACTTCTTATGATACAGTTTACTTTAAGAATCATAATTTTAATAATGGTGATCTAATTGAATATGATTATGAAACTTCTCCTATAAGCGGATTAACTACCACAAATCAATATTTTATTTTAAAACAAGATCATAATACTTTTAGATTGTGTGACGCAGGCATTGGAGGAACAATAACTTCTAATTTTAAGAGAAAAGAATATATTAAATTAGAATCTACTGGTACTGGTTATCAATATTTTAAGTATCCAAATATTACTGCATCATTGGTTTATACCAATGTTGGATTAGGCACTACAACACAAGAGAGAATTATTAATCTTACTCCTTCAATTAGTGGAAGTATCATAGATGCATACTTGTATGAGGAAGGAACAGGATATGGATCCTCGATTATAAATTTAGAAAAGACACCTACTATAACAATCAAAACAGGCATTGATGCAAAACTTGTGCCAAATATTATAAATGGTCAAATTAATTCTGTAAGTATTGAATATGGTGGAAGAGAATTTTATTCAGTTCCCACTTTAGATGTAATAGATTCTTCTGGCACAGGATCTGGTGCAAAATTGAGGGCAATTATTGATAATGGAAAAATTTCAGATGTAAAAATAATATCTGCCGGAATTGGTTATTCTTCAACATCAACATCAATTAAAGTAATTTCTTCAGGTTCAAATGCTATCATCGATTCTAATGTAAGATCTTTGACTATCAATAATAGGATGAGATTTGGACAAAATGATATAGTTATGGCAACGGACAATAATTTGCAATATTCAATTGTTGGTTATTCATTAGATTATTTAAATATAGATAATAGTTCTAAGCATTCCCCCATTATTGGATGGGCATATGATGGAAATCCAATATATGGACCATATGGATATAATAATCCAGGAATAAGGTCCGATGTAACTAGATTAAAAACTGGATATACTCTCGATATAACAAATATTATTGATAGACCTTCTATTAATGATTTTGGATCTGGAATGTTTGTTGAAGATTATGTATTTACAAATCCATCTGATTGTCATTTAGATGAATATAATGGAAGATTTGCAAAAACAGACGAATTTCCTGACGGGATTTATGCGTACTATGCAACTATCGACGAATATTTGAATCCAATATTTCCATATTTTATAGGGAATAAGTATAGATCCGACTATATTTCAGAAAACTCTACAATTAATCAATCATTTGACTTTAGAGCATCAAATTTGATTAGAAACACATTTCCGTACAATATGTCGGATAGAACTTCTGATTATGACTTTGTTGAAGATTCGGTAGAATTATCAAATCAAAAATCTATCATAGAATCAGTAAGTGAAGGTTCAGTAAATAAAATTAATATTGTTTATTCTGGAACTGATTATAAAGTTAATGATACGTTAGAAATTGACAATACAGGAACAAGTGGTAGTGGATTGTCTGCAAAAATATCTTCCATAAAAGGAAAAGATATTGTTTCCGTAGAGACTACAACTCAAAATGAAAGTGGAGTTTTTGTTTGGAACAATTTAAATGAAGTACAAGTAAATGTATTTCCGTATCATAATTTTGTTGATGGAGATAGTGTAACTATATCCGGATTTAGCACAGATTCATCATTAAATGGATCATTTAATATAGGTGTATCTTCATATACATCAAGTTTAACATTCAATATTCCATCCGTATCGAGTATAGGATCTACAGAAATATATGTTTCCGAGATTCCTCCAATATCTATTGGAAGTAGTGCAATTATTGGATCAGAAACACTAAAGATTTTAAATATTTTTAAAAAAGAAAAAATATTGACAGTTAAAAGAGGAGATATTAATGTAGGTCACTCAACCGGAGCCTTAATAAACTTTATCCCAGATTCTTTTACTATACCAGTAGAATCTAATTATTTTAATTCATATCCCAATAATAAAGAATATTTTAATCCAACAAAATCTATTGGATTTGGAACGGAAGTAGGCGTATCTACTTCAGTAACTTTCTCATTTGGAATATCATCTTTAACAAGAGAAATTCCTTCACAGTCAATTTATATTAAGAATCATTCTTTCGCAAATAATGAATTAATTACACTAACAGTTCCTAGCGGAGGGGCAATTTCAATATCAACTTCTAGTGATGGACCAACATTCAATCTTCCGCAGTCAGGTCTTACAACGAATGTTTATGTTTCAAATATAGGAAAAGATCTGATTGGAATAAAGACAACTATCGACTCTAATAAAATATTTTTCCGTGGAGGAGGTCTCGATAGTGATGAATACTTACTTGAAAGTAATGTAATTCAGGTAATTGGAAACATCAAAAAAGTAAATACCAAAGTTTCAGTTTCTACTTCACATTATCTGTCTAATGGTGATACTATCAATTTATCTTTACAATCAAATCTAAATTCTGGCATTGGAAATTCTACATCGATTAGATTGATTAGAGATACAAATACTGAAAAACTATTAATAAACAATTTAGGATTTAATTCTACTGGTATCAATACTTCAAATAGTACTATTGTTATTAATTCTCATAATTTTAAGACAGGCGATAAAATTAAATACTCTTCCAATGTACTTCCATTAGGATTAAATAATTCGGATTATTATGTATATAAAGTTGATGATGATACTTTCCAATTATCAAAAACATATTATGATACGCAATTAAATCCACCATCAATCATTGCTATTGGATCTACTGGTGGCGAAAATCAAAATATCTCTCTCATAAATTCGCAAATAACAATAGTTAAAGGAAATAATTTAGTTTTTGATCTTTCAGATTCTTCTTTATTAGGTTATAATTTAAAAATATATACCGACAATGAATTTAAGAATGAATTTGTATCAACTGGTTCATCAAATAATTTTAATGTAATTGGTTTAGGAACTCCTGGAAATTCTGGAGCAACTTTAACTACGCTTTATAATGCTAAACTTCCTACAAAACTTTATTATAATTTAGAAAAATCTGGTTATATTAGCACATCTGATAATACAGTAATAAATTATAATGAAATCATATACATTGATAGTGTTTATACTGGAACTTACAAAATATCTGGAGTCGGAAATACTTATTTCAATATAGTTTTGAATAAGAACCCAGAAAGATCTTCTTATACGAATAATGAGTGTAGTATATTAGAGTATTCAACAAATTCATTGAACTCAAAAGGTGGTATTGATAATATTAAGATTATTTCTACAGGTTCTGGATATAAAAAACTACCAAAAGTTTTAAAATTTAAAACCAGTGAAGGCAAAAATGCAAATATTTCTTTAGAGTCAAGTACAATTGGAAATTCTAAAGAAGTTAGAGTAGTTAATAATATATTCCAATATCCATCAGATCCGACATTGAATCCATCAGCTTTTGTAGCACCAATTATAACAACAAAAAACTCAAATACTATTGGATTCGTTTCTGTTACAGATGGTGGAATTGGATATTCTATTCCACCATCCATAGTAATTACAGATTCTCAAACTAATCAAGTTATTGATACTGGTTTATTAAAAGCAACTTTAGTAGGTTCTTCTATTTCAAAAATAGATATAGATTTATATCCGAAAGGATTGCCTGATAATGGTGTAAATTTATTTGCGACAAATAATACTAATGGAATTAGTATTACAAAGGTAGAATCAGATTCTACTGGAATATTCACTTGTCATATTACAACACCTATTTTGGGATTTACAGAATCTCCATTTGTTCAAGGACAAAAAGTTTTTATAGAAGGTATTATAAAAAATGGGTCAGATGGAACAGGATTTAATTCTGAGGATTATGGATATAAATTCTTTGAAGTTAGTAATTACGTAGGAACTCCAGGGACAAGTGATAATCCATCCAAAGTAACTTTAAATATTTCTGGATTGACCACAAATACTGGTATTGCTAAAACAATACAGGATTCATTTGCTACAATAATTCCACAATCAGATTATCCAATATTTGACGTTAAAATTGCTCTATCAAATTTTATGGACGGAGAGCAGTTACTTGTAAATGGATTAGAAAAAGATTTATTTATTATTTCTGGTTATGATAATTTTGTAAAACTATCCGGTTCTTATAGACATGATTTAAAAATATCTGATTTATTATTAGGAAAACAATCTAAAAATTCAGCTGTAATTGATAAAATTCATATTAATAAAGGTAGATTTTATGTGAATTATTCTAATAAAAAAAATCTTGGATGGTTTGATTCTGTTGGATTATTGAATGATAATCAACAAAGAACTTCTAATAATGATTATTATCAAACATTATCTTATTCTATTAAGAGTCCAATCACTTGGGATAATCAAAAAACACCTATCAATGATTTATTACATACAAGTGGAATGAAGAATTTTGCGGATACTGAAATAATTTCTTCAAAATCAATTGGAATAGGTAGTGATGATGGAACAACCACTATAATTGATTTGATTAGTGATAATAGAGTTGATACTGTTTATGAATTTGATTTTGCAAAGGATTTGGAAATATTATCAAATAGGAGCAAATTTATCAAGTTTAAGAATATTACATTATCTTCATATACACAAATTCAAGATAATTTAGTATATTCTATTGATGACATTAATAATGAGTTTTCAAATTTAAAAGATTTAGATAATCCAGATTTGTATGCAAAAATTTATCAAATTACTGAAAATGATAGATATAAAAATCTATTAGTAAGAGTTACTGACAACAATAATACTCAAATTCAATTGTCAGATTTAGTTATTTTGAATAATGGAGATGATATTTCTCTTCTCAATAAAGGAGAACTATCAAATATAGACGAAGATTCGATTCATACATCAGAAAATAATTATGGACAGTTTTCTGTTATTACTGATGATTTTGGTAGAAATTTCCTAATATTTGAACCAGTTGATCCATATACTAGGGATTATAATATAAAAGTCATTGAAAAAGAAAATATTGATTCTATTGTTGGAGTAGCAACTACAACATTTGGATTTGTAAATCTCACAAATTCTACACATTTAGTATCTTCTGGAATAACAACTACAATTATAGGTTTTACAACCACTACTACTGGATCTATCGCATTTAGTGCCGAAGTTCGTGATACTGTAACTAAAGATTTAAATTTTGTTGATATTAAACTCACACATGATGGATCAATGCCATATATGTTAGAGTCATATTATGATTCTACTGGGAAAATATTTAGTGGGAATAATATTGGATCATTTGGATCAGATATTGATACAAATACTGGAGTGATAAGTCTTAACTTTACTAATGACTCATCTTCAAATGATATTCTAATTAATTCAAGAATTATTGGAATTGGAACTACTTCTTTAGGCAATGGAACTCATAGATTTAGAACTACTGGTCAAAGTGATGATGACAATTCTGTAGAGAGTGTTAAGTATTTTACCAATTGGGTTTCTAATAAACTGGATGATCCTCCTGCTGGATATACTGCAGAACCAATCGTTTACTCTTTAGATTCATCAAAATTTAACACAGTCAAGTCTTTAGTTCAGGTTTCAGTTGGGAATACTGTAGCACTTTATCAGGTATTAGTTATACACGATTCTACCAATACGTATATGCAAACAAATGAATTCCTCTTTACAGATGCTGAGGATTATGTTTATGCTGGTATAGGTACTTTTACAACTGAATTTTCTGGTTCTAATTTTGAATTAAAATTTGCTGCATATAATGATTATGATGATACCCTACAACCACCACAAAATCTTTATATTCAGTCATATAATGAAGCATTCTTTACGAATATTGATAATG